ATCTTAATCATAACATATGATTTTAGAATGTCAAGCTCACTATATTATTCATCTTTTCTTTGTACCTACTCATGTATGGTTCAATCATATATGGCATGTATCTCCTCTTTGACATTGAGTATTGTAGATATGTGTAATCAAACTGATATCTATAGCATAGTCTATCCTTAGTGCTACCTAACCTCCTATGCTGTACAATACTATTGTCAAATATTATTAGGTCATCATCATTCTCCCACCAGTAATCATAAGTATAGTTTGCTAGACCCCATTTCAGATCATTTAAAAATCTTGTAGAGTCTGACTTACTCATACCCTTGATACCTGTAACAGTATTGTATGGAAAATGGAATCCTTTTATACCCGCAGGACTTTGTATCACCAGAGGTATCTCAGTGTCTGGTTCTGGGCACATGTTTTTATATAATAAATTATTCTCACCCTCTACGTTTATCTTTCCGTCTTGAAAATTATGGATCAACACCATCTCATCTAGTTCACTACGAAAACTTTCACTAAGGCTATAGTAGTATGGTGCGGTTACCATAAATCCAGTAGCACTGTCCGTCATACCATGATCCCCAAGGAGTGCCACGCCAGGTGTGAAAGCTATATCACCACTCTCGTTGCTATGCCATTGTAGCTCTCCATGAGCAAACAAACCTGTACCGTCACCACAAACTCTTAGGATAGCACCATCCGAGTTACCACCTATCTTATCGTATTCTTTTAGTATTGCTTTCTCATGGTCAGTTACCTTTGAACTATCCATGAGTCTATGTCTATCTTTGTTTGCCCAAGGATACTTGGCAAAGAGAGTAGCAGCATAGTTCTGCCTATCTCTTCCCCATGCTCTCATCAACTTATGAAAATGTTGTCTCTTAAGTCCAGTCTTACGTATAATCATGACAAGCTTCTTCATATGAAGCATGCCAAGTTCTTTCCACTCCTCTCTACTGAGGTGTTGGAAATCTAAATCATCTACAAATACACCATAACCTCCTAGGTTAGGTATGTCACTAAGTTTTCTTTTTCCCAATGTTATACTTGGACTCTAAGTTCCATCCACCTTTGTCCTTGTAAGATAAAACTTTTATCTGACTAAGTGGAGCTACATCTACTATTGTATCAGGTTTTTTAATAGTAATCAAACCCCAGTCTGATAGCAACTGGATGATTCTATTACGACGTTGTACATCATTCAATGATAAGTTTGCTGACTTACCATCAAGTGCGAACAACTCTTTAAAATGTACGATATAATACTTGCCTTGCTTATGAAGTATGTGACATGATTGATATAACTTCTTTTCTTTCCTAGAAGCTACACCTATCCTCGTTAGCGTTTCTCTTACCTTTAAAAAATCATCTGGTTCACTCAAGTTTACTTCTATCATTTGATCAGGTGTCCACTTGACTTCCTGCTCAGTCAATGAAGCGGTCATTGTCTTCCTCCCTTTTCATGTTTTTTACGAATGTATTCAAGTTGGGTGTTGGTGAGAAGACTTACTGCGATCTTCGCTTTTTCATTACTATATCCATAGTGTGCTTTGACCAGATCCAGATTATCAATCTGTTCTTTCTTCAACCAAGGTGTAAAACGTTTACGTTTTCTCAAACTATTTAGCAAAAAGTCATACTGAAGACGTTTGTCCAGATGACCATTAAGATTCATAGCATTCGCAAATAGTATACTATCGACATGTCCTGAGAGACATCTGTTAATAATATAAGGAGGGTAAGATTTAATACGATCAGGATCATCAACATACATATGTTCTTTGGTATTGTTGATAGACGAAAGTATTTCTGAAAGATCACTACTCATATCCAAGAAGGTTTGCGTGATGGGTCACGTAAGTAATTAGTTGCGACCCAAGGTTTAGATGCGATATATTTTTTGTAGGCAGTAAAGATATCAATAGTCTTATCATACTTGAATTGATCAGGACCTGCGAATGTAAATGTCTCTGGTGTATGCTGATAACCAAACGGTATGATACTTTGTGCCTCTTCTATTGTCTTTTGACAACTATGAATCTTATTATATCTATGTGTGTATTCTTGACATAATCCTAGACCATGAGCAACTAACCACCATGTATTGATAAGTGATTCGTTTGCCCAGACAGTACAAGGATGATTGCGAAAGGCACCCTTTTCTGTCTTGTATGCTTGACCATCAATGCGGTGAAGATCTCCATAACCATGACCCCACTTCTCAGAACATACGATAGATAACATCTGACATGTTTCTAGTGGCATCTTGACAACATGTTTGTCAGGTAATACCTGAGCAGAGACATATGGTGATGGGTCTGTTACAAAGATATTCATTCGTTAGATCTCCATTGTTTTCTCATTCTAACATACGTGTCATTTTTGGCAACAATATCTCTTACTCTCTTAAATACTTTAGCAGACTCAGCATATTTACACGTATCATGATCTGGTTCTTGGGGTCGTACATTTCCTTCATCATCATATTTCTTTCCTGTGTGATGATTGGCATATCGCCTTGATCTAGTCCATCCCATCTCTAAAAATTTACGTGCCATATCCATACCGATGAAATCTTTTTCATCACGATAGTCTAGGTACATACCAAAGATATGGTTAGCAGATTCTACTGCTTCGGTAGGGGTCTTGAATCTCCAATGAGCACATATATCGTTAGTATAAGGGCGAACCAATAGAACTCCTTGCTCTCCCCTTCCAATACGATAAAGTTTACGAGTCTCCTCATCTGTAAAATCAAGTCTTTTATAATCGAGGTCATAATCAAATTCTTTCATTACCAGTTTTTAGCGTGAGTATTTACTTCGACTGGTATGTCAGTCTCTACATGATTGTGCTCGATGTTTTCTATGTTAATATGTTCTAGAGCATTAGCTATTCTTTCTAGAGCATTAGCAATGCGAGAGAAGTCAAGGTCGTTCATAATATAGGAGGATTGTGAGAGAACTTTTTGTAGTCGGGAGCGAAGTTCATCGTTAGAGTCAATCTTCTGCTCTCAGTATCATTATACCCAGTCTTATGGCGAAGCCAATTAGGAAAAAATACAACGTCACCTTCTGTAACATTAATTCTTCTCCATGGAGAGTTGCCTGATATAGGTTCCGCTGCTCTCACAGTTGTCATAGGATCATATATCATTAGATCTCCAGAGTGTTCTGGTTTTAATATGTAAGCGGTACATGTTAGACCCACACCATGATGATGTTCATCAGTGTAGTCCCACTTATAGTGTTCATTATACCATGAGTTAGATATAAAATGTGGATATAAATCATATCTCCATGCGGTGCGAAGATATTCCATCTTCTGTTTTAACCACACAATATATTTTGCGTTAGCTTTTAAATTGTGTGGGTAAGCATTACTAGGTCTTAGTATCTCATATAGATCAGCAGTTGACTTACCACCTTCTTCTAATGCTGAGTCAACTTTATATTGATCAACCAAATCAAATAGACCATCAGCAATTTTTATTTGTTCTTCTTTGTCCCATTCAAACCTGTCTTTATATACAACAGGAGTCGATATATTAATAGGTTTCATGTGATAATTCTTCTAGGACCATTGACACCTGTTCGGTGTTGATTGATTTCATATATTGCTACAGTTCCATTACCCATGGTGACATGTACTTCGTCACCCTGTATGAGTGCTTGAGTAGCACCTCTAGCAAAGTTAGTAAGAACTCCTCTGCGTGTATGATATAGAGAACAGATTCCGTTCTTGACTCTGACTCCTAAGCTTCCTTCTGACATGTGTAGTTAGTAAGTAATAGTTCACGTCGTCCCTGTTGATTTTTCATGTAATCACCAGTAGACCTCATAGTATAAGTATGATCCCAGTCATAAGAATGCCATTCCATAAAACGATCAACGATCTTCTTGGAATTGTTGTATGAGATCATTACATTACCCATTGTTTCATCCATTATATCAGCAAATCTTGTATGGTCAAACCCTTTGTGTAGTTTTCCTTTCTCACCATATAGATTATCTTTGATACTGTATGGTGGATCAGCATATATGAATGTATTATCATCACATTTAAGATCACCATACGATAAACAATCTTCGACAAGATCAGCATAGTCTAAGCATGTGATCTTCCAACCAGATATCATTTCACCATAGGCAGGGAGAGTACAGATACCACGCATTGTCCAGTTATTATCTGATGCCTGTTTACTAAATGATGATGACTCTGTTAGACCAGAGAAACTACATTTATTAACAACATAAAATTTTACTGCTCTCTCTAGATCATCACCTGTTTTTATACTGTCTTTGTAACTATTAAATAATTCTCTTGCCTTATC